TCAACTCTCCTCCCCTCTCTTTGCATCAATGCTCGTGGTCAGTGTCTCACCCAGCCGGTGCGTCACGCGTGTGACGATCCAGATCCCGGTGAGCTCTGGCAGGATGCCCTGCAGATCCACGGGGCTCTCAGCGGCGATGTCACCAAAGAACCCGCCGAGCTGCAGGCTGATGCTGCCACTGGCGAACTGGCTGGCGCGAAGGGCTGCCTCTGCAGCGCGGCGGGCCTCGGCCTCTGTGGCGTAGGGATGGCGCAGCTTCAGCTCAGGGGATTTCTCCCCGGCGCTGACCCGGTGCAGGGATGCGGTGCCGGTCTCTGACCATTCGGCTGTGACCTTGCCATATTTGCCCCGCCCGGTGAGTTTCCATGACCCGCGCGAGATCTGGCTGCGGTGGATGACATGGGGCAGGATATCCTCGCCGGAAACGGTTTTTCCAGCGCCCCGGCGGACAAAAACCAGATGACCGGCGGCGGGTTTCACAGTGGCGTTGAGGTCGCGGGCGAGCCGTGTCAGCAGATTGAGATCGCTTTCAGAAGTCTGGGCCAGATAGCCAAAGAAAGCGGGCTGCAGATCCTCACTGACGGCGGGTTTCAGATTGTGATCGGCGGCGATGGTGTTCACGATATCGCCCAGAGTGACAGCCTCCCAGGCGCGGGTTTTCGGGGCACGAATGGAACCCAGCATGTCAGCCGCTTTCGCGCTGATCGTCATCACCTCGGGCATGATCTCACCGGAAAGATCATCCACGATATAATGACCCATGGCGGTCAGGCCGGTTTCCTTAAACCCCAGCGCAATCTCAAGTTTTGCCCCGACCGGCGGCAGCTCTACGCGCTGATCCCGGTTATCAACGGAGATCTCAGCACTGTCGGATTTCAGCCCGGCTTCATCGGTGATTGAAAGCCCTGTTAAACGGTCTTTAAATCGCGCTGTAATATCGCTGCCGCCCTCAAGGATCTGATAATCAATCTGCATGGATCAGCTCCAGAGTCGGATGGGCTGGCGCACGGGTTCCGGCGCGGGATCAGGCAGAAGCACCACAAGCCCCATGGGCAGGAGTGATCCATGCGCCGCCAGCCCGGGGTTCGCTTCATATACGGTGCGGGCCATGGTTTCAGATCCGTAATGCGCCTTGCAGATCGCATCGACCATATCGCCCTCTTTCGTGCGGTAAGGTGTCATAACAGCCCCCCGAGGAGTGCAGGCTGTCCATCAGATCCATAGGTCTGCAGGCTGAGCGAGAACTCAATTTTGCGCGGGGCCCCATCCGGCAGAAACACGCTTTTGCGCTCTTCCACACGGGTGATCACCCAGCGTTTCCAGACCCAGCCCAGACCATCCACCATCATCATGGGCCGCCCGAGCCCGGCCTGCGCCCGCATCAGATCGACCTGACGCAACCCGCCTTTGTAATGCGGGTAAATCACACCCTCAATCATCAGCTCCTGCGCATCCGGCCCGGCATATTGCAGCGCGGGCGCACGGCCCAGGCGGTTGACCTTGCTCCAGCGATACGCCGCTGTGCGCGCAAATGTCTGATAAGAACCATTGCGCATCCCGAAGCGGTACGTCCCGAGCGCAATCATGACCATGCCAATGCTCATTCAAACAGCCCCCCGTCATGCAGCTCACCACGGCGCGCATCTTCCCGGCGAGTAAGCTGGCGCTCAACCTCCCGGGCAATATCCTGGGCATCCATGCCCGGTGCCGCCTGAACAGAAATGCTGATCTGATCGCCCTCGCGGATGATCTGGCGCGGAGAGGATGGCGCAGAGATCGCCGGGCGCTGATCCACCCGCTGCATCAGTTCCGCCTGTGCCGGAGCTGCCGCCGCCGGGGCTGCAAGTGCTGTGGCCGCCATGGCGGCTTTCAGACTGCGGGCGGGCAGAATGGAGCCGGAAACACCAGGCACAAAGATCTCTGCGTCACGCTCCCCCACCAGATAAGGCACACCTGCGCGCACCGGCCCGCCGCGATCCCGGCCGGGTTCCGCGCCAGCCTCATCATCACCGCTGACCCAGCTTTGCAGATCCGTCAGCCATTGCGGTTTCAGAGAGGCGATCTTTGCAGAGAGCGCAGCGGTCATATTCTCAACAATGGAGCCCATGCCGTCCCAGAGCGACTGCATCAGATTGACGCCTGTATCCCAGAGACTGAAGGAAGCGAAGGCAGCCACGATCTGATCAGGCACCCCGATAAGTTCCATCACATAGGCAAGCAGGCCCTGCATTCCGTCGAGCATCATGCCAAACACATTGAACTCCGCCAGGGTGGTCAGAACCCCCTTCAGGAGCCCTTCATCAAAAGCGGAACGCACAGTTTCCAGCTTTTCTGTGAAGTAAGAGACGACCTTATCCCAGTTCTGATACACCACCACAGCAAGGGCCGCGACAGAGGTAATCACCAGGCCAATCGGGTTGGTCAGCGCAACCAGCCCGAGGCGCAGGAAAGCTCCGGAAAGCAGCCGGACCCCACGCAGCGCCCAGACCAGAGGGCCGCGCCCGATCCAGGCAACCGCATTGCCCGCGAGACGCAAGGGACTGAGGGGCAGTTTCCAGATCAGACGCAGCGCCAGAAACCCGCCATAGAGCTGCGCGATTGTGGTGATCAGCTCACCTGATGCGCCGGTCCAGCTCATAACCGCCCCGACCACACCGCCAATGGCCGTGCCTGCAGATTGCCCCCAGGCATTCCAGGTCGCAGCGTTGGCATCCAGCGGCCCGAGCAGAGATGTCACCCAGGACCAGAGCGCGCGGACATTGTCGATGATCCCGTCCAGCATCGGCCCCGCCGGTCCAAGTGCTTCCCGGAATGAGGCCCAGAACCCGGCAAAAAAGACCTTCAGGCCGGACCAGTTGTTATAGATCCAGACACCTGCCATGGCGACACCGGCCAGCAAAGCCCCGATGCCCGTGGCAATAAAGGCATAGCGCAGGGCAATCAGTGCGCCGCGAATGAGTTTCATAGGGGAGAGCAAGGCCAGCAGACCGGCCCCGAGCCGGGGCAGAAGGATCAGAAGCCAGGATCCGGCGCGTACCATCTGCAGAATGGGCGTGAGAGCCGAGAAGATCCCCCAGCGCAGGGCAATGGAGGCGACCTTCAGGGCCAGCACCCCAGCCACAAGCTTTGCGATCAGAGAGATCAGTTCCGGATGGGCTTCTGCCCAGGCCGTCACCATGGAGATCACCGGCTGCACAGTTGCGAGCAGCTCATTGAGCTCTGGCAGCAGAATACTGCCCGCCGCAATCGCAAGCCCGGTGACGTAGTTCTTTGTCAGGATCAAAGCATTGGCCGTGGTCTCAGACTGTTTGGCATATTCTTCCAGCATAGAACCGGCGAACTGGCTTTCATCTGCAACCAGGGCAAAGGCCTCACGCAGCAAATCCACATTGGTCAGAAGCGGTGCAATCGCGCCCTTGCTTTCCTCGCCAAACAACTGGCTCAGAGCTGCACCCTGCGCATGAGCAGGCAGTTCAGCCAGGGCTTCCATCACCTCAATGATTGCGCCTTTCGCATCCACCTGCATGCGCTGTGACATCTCAACCGCATCAAGACCAAGGGATTGCATGACACCACGTTGTCGATTGGTCATCGCTTCACCATCGGTCAGGGCACCCAGGAAGTTCTTCAGGCCGGTCGCGGCGATCTCCGGGCTGGCCCCACCGGAGAGGAATGCAGCAGAAAGCGCGGCAATCTCAGTTTCCGCAAGCCCGGCGGTCTGCGCCACAGCGCCCTGACGGCGGATAATGTCTACCAGCCCCGGGGCCGTGGCATTCATATTATTGGAGAGATGGTTGATTGCATCCCCAAGCGCGAGCGCCCGGTCCTGGCTCAAACCCATGGCTTTGCGCCACTGGGCCATAGCTTCACCGGACATCTGGGCGGATATATCAAAGGCGACACCCATCTGCGCCGCATCCCGGGCAAAGGCTATGAGCTGTTCGCGCTCTTCTGCATCGGGCAGCGCGGCATCCACCACACCGGCCTGACCGGCGGCCTCAATGATTTCTGCAATGCCTTCCGCCGCCATGGGAAGAGCGCCGGAGGTGGTCAGGGCAAGGATCTCTTCCTGCATTCTGGACAAGCCTGCCGGGCTGTCAAAATCCACGACTTTCGACACACCGGCCATGGCGCTTTCAAATTCAATGGCCGGGCGCAGGGCCTGCACGAGCGCATAGCCTGTGGCGGCAATCCCCAGAGCTTCAGACTGCAAAGCCTGGCGGCGCATCTGATTGGCTTCAAGTTGCTGATTGGCCCAGGCAACCCCGGCCTGACCCGTGTTCTCAGCGGCGGCCCCGATGCCGCGCAGCGCATTGACGGCACCACGCGCGGGCCCGGACACCTGATCCACAAGTTTCAGGACCATTGCAATGTTCAGATCACCGGCGGCCATGGGTGTTATTCCTGTGTTTGGGTGGTTTCTGCTTCCCGGCGCGCGCGGGCTTTTTCCCTCCAGCGCACCAGTTCTTCAGGGGGCATCGGGTCCATTTCTGACGGAGCCCAGTGGAAGACAGAGGCGATGTCTGCCATCGCCTCTTCAATATCGTCAGGCAGCTTTAAGCCGTCGCCTGCATCTCCAGAAGCTGCCCCTCCAGTTGCTGTTTCTTCGCGAAAAAAAGCACGGTTTTCCCCGCGAGATCTGTGAAATCTGCCGGGTCAAGTGCGCCAAGCTGTGCCGCATTGAGCGGCGGCTGTGTGATGCGGGGCAACAGGTTGAGCATGGCCGTGGTTTCCATGCGCAGAATATCGACCAGAGACAGGCCACGCAGCTCGCCGCTTGTGGGTTTGCGCAGAGTGATTTCTGAAACCGGGTTGCCATCCACGGTGACAGGATCGTTCAGGGTGACAGTGTTCATTTTTGAGATGTTTGACATAGGATTAAAGCCCGTTTGAAAGTGCGTTTAAACAGGCGGGACCACCCCGCCTGAGAGAGAGGATCAGAGCCCCATGGCCTTGCGGAGTTCACCAAGCTGATCGACACCGCCGATCACGCGTTTGCCCGCCTCGATGTCGATCTCAAAGAGCTCAGCCCCATTGTGCTGCATGCGGAAATAATCGACTTCCAGCGTGAGCTTCAGGGGCACATCAGAGCCGGGTTTGAGGTCTGAAAAGTTCACCACAGTCCAGAGTCCGCCGAGGGTTGCGACATAGCTGTCGGCGGAGAAATCATGCTCTCCCTTTGCGGCGGGGCGCAGGGTCATACGCTGGCGGGTGCCAAACAGAGTGATCAGCTCCGGCGGCCAGTCCGCCAGGGTCAGTTCCGCCTTCATGGCTTCCGTGCCCATGTCCTGAGTCACAGGGCCATCCATGCCACCGCCCCGGTGGCTGGCCAGTTGCAGTTTCAGCTCCGGCAGTTTGCCCTCAAGCGCGCGGCCAGCATAGCTGACGCCATCAATAAAGGAGGAGAAATTACGGATTTTACGCGGATATGACATCTCGCTGTTCCTTCTTATGTTCGGGGATCAGAGGCGCAGATCTGCGCCCCTGTGATTACGCTGCAGAGGTGACGTCTGAGATCAGCTCATCATAGTAAGAGCCATTGCGATGGGCCCGGAAGATCAGATGTTCCAGTGGCGCGGGCGGCTCAAAATCAAAGTCCAGATAGAGCTTGCCTGCCTTCAGCGTGGTCTCTGTGTTGAGCTCCGGATCAAGCCAGCAGTTGAAGCCCAGAAGCGCGCCCTGATTGATGAGCTGCTGACCCATGGCCTGCATCCATCGCCTGCTGCAGCGCGCCCTGAATGCTCTGGAGCACATCAAGGTTCATGGCTTTCGCAACCGTAAACCCCACCGCATGCTCCTGCGGTTCCACATCATGATAGCTGAAGGCAGGCAGCAGGTTTTTATTGCGGAAAAACCGGGAGACCTCCGGCGGCGGGCCGGGATTAAAGCTGTAACCGGGCTTGTCAGATGGATCAGCCATCCGGATGATCTCCCAATGCCCGGGCCTTTAAATTGCTCTTCACAAGGCTTTCAATCAGGGCGCGGTTGTCCATCAGCGGGAAGGCCTCCGCCAGCATCTGCTGGGCTTCCTCATAATCCGTGGCGCTCTGCAGCAGGGCAATCACCGGATCAAGCACCCCCTCCAGAACCTCTTCCCAACTTGAAGCCAGATCCCCCTCAAGTTCCGCCAGCACGGCTTCGCTGTCCAGATCTCCGGCTTCCGCCTGGTTGCGATGCTGCTCTTCGCTCTCCGGCGTTGGTTTTTTCGGGGGCGGACCACCCACCACCTCATCATCCGGATCAGGTTCAGAGAAGCCCAGTTTGCTGCGCAGCTCAGACTGTTTCACCCGCAGACCCCGGCTGATCAGCCGATTGGCATTCTGCAGGATCATGTCCACGTCTTCGGCCTCTTCCACCACGATTTTCAGCTTTGGGTAGCGGATCTGTTCGCCGTAGATCAGATCCACATAGGGTTTCACAAGATCACGATTGAGCGTGCCTGAGATCGAGCGCGCATCTGAAGCCGCCACATCATGGCGCACCTCATTGTGCACATTGGCCTGCGCCTGGGATGACCCATTGTCAGAGGTCATGGTCTGACCCAACACGGCCTTTGATGTCTGCTCATCCGACCAGCGGGCGAGGTTCTCAAAGATATCATTGCCCGCCCCGTTGGCAATCTGCTCAAAATCAATGCGCATATTATCCGGCAGAACTGCCGCCGCATCGGTGCCGATATTGGCAACCGCACTGAAGAGGATCTCCACATCTTCCGGCGTGGCGCTGGAACCATAGCGGCCAAGGCGCAGAGGCAGACCATAAGTCTCAATGAAGGCAATCCAGTCCTTCATGGTGTAGCTCTTGCACATCCAGCCAAAACACACGAGCCGCGCCAGACCACCGCGACCGGCGAGACCTGATTTCAGGCGGGCTCGATGGCTGATCCATTTGTTCGGCTCAAGCGGGACACCATTGGTCAGATCCTCATGATCAATCAGGCGCACCTCCCGCCCGGTCTCCCGGTCAAACATGAAGAAACGCGGATCACGCCAGATGAACTCCTCAATCCACCAGGTCTTTTTGCTGCGCCCCCAGAGGAGCTCAATCTGTGAGAAGCCCTTGCCAAGCGCATCGAGCATATCTTCCACAAGATCCGCAAACCCGTCGTGATGCGCGATATTCTCACGCACATCATCTGCGATCTTCACATCACGGGCATCATCAGAGGCCGGTGTCACCGTGGGCACTACACCGGAAACCGTGCGTTTGCGCACCCCCAGCACAGACGCATAATGGGGATCACGTTCCTCCATCTCTTCCGCCAGCACCAGATAATCATGCAGATTGCCCTCTGCTGCTGATTGCAGAATTGCGGCCAGCCGCATGGGCGTGAGACCAGAGGTCACTGAAGGAGCCCAGGCGCTGCGGATGGAAGTCAGGCCGGGCTCAGCCACACGCTCTGTCAGACGTCGCTTGTGCTGCGTGCTGTTCATCGCGCGGCCATATTGATCAAGAACGGCCATCACCATACTCCTTTACGGGTTTTAAATCCGGCGGTCAGCTTCAGCAGGCGCATCTGATCTTCCTGCAGACGCGAGAGGGCTGAAGCGGTCACCGGGCGGTAAACATAGGGCTGATAGGTTGTCTCGGATGCACCCACCGCGAGCGAGAGCGCCCAGAAGCGGTCCGCGTGACCATCGCTGTCACCATCGGCCACAAGGCGGCGAATGCCGGTCGGGCCGGTCATGGATTTGATTGCATGCAGATCCGCACGCATGTTGGGATCGCCCGCCGGGATCAGCGTCTGACGGTCCTGCAGGCTCTGCTTCAGTCCGGTGGCAAGATCAAGCTTGCTGCTGGCACTGAAGAGCACCCCATCCACACGCTCTTCACCGTGACTAGCCTTCGCGTCTTCCACCGGCTTTTCGCCCATGCCGGTCTGATCCATGGCGCAACGCACCACATGATAGCGGCGGAAGACATCGGCCAGCAGCCGGTCCTGTTCGGCAAATTTAATGCGGCGGCGGGCGATCACCTCCCGGGTCACAAGCTGATCCCCGACCAGCTCCAGCACCCAGATGACAAAGAGGTCATTGCGCGCGGCGATATCCACACCGACAAAACACGGCCCGCCACGATAAAGCGCAGGGTGACCGGCCAGCGGATGCTCGCAGGAAGAGATCAGATCATAAGGCAGCCAGGAGGACGCGGCATCCAGCCATTTAAGCTCAAACTCCTGCGCCCAGGCATCCTCATCGGCCATGCCCGCACGCAGCTCATCAATGTCAACATCAAGCCCCTGGCGCACCGCCTCATAGATATCAATATGATGTCTGGACCAGCCATTTTCTTTGGTGGTCATCAGCTCATAGAACTTGTTGCCTTTGCCGTTTGGCGTGCTGATCACCCGGATCTTATGGCCGCCCCGGGCCGCCACAGGAAAGGCAGAGCCCCAGATCCGGCGGCTGTCCTGATGGAAGGCAAATTCGTCAAACAGCATATTGCCGCCAAAGCCACGCGCCGCATCCGGGCTGGCTGAGATGGCTGTCACGCGGGAGCCGCCGGGAAAGCGCACCTCCTGCGCTTTATAGGTTGCCTCGGCCACATCAATCATCTGTGGATCGCCGTTCTGGATCACCTCACGCTGATGGGCAGGCACGTGGAAATCCTCTACCGAGAACTCCGGGCGACCCTTGCGCGCCAATGTGGAATAGGCCGCGTAATAGGCCTTCACCATGGGTTTTAACGCGTCTTCAATTGCCTCTTTTGCTGTGGCTTCAGAGCGCGAGAGAATGGTCCAGCGGGTCTTGCGGTTCTCAATCTCCGCATCAATGCAATCCTGCACGATCTCACCGCTGGCCCCGAAGGTCTTGCCGCCGCGCCGGGTGAACATGCCGATCTTGAACCGGCTGTCATCCTGCAGCCAGGCTTTCTGATAGGGCAGGAATTTGATGACGGGATCAGTCACGCAACCTCCGCAACTGACAGGAGATAAGGCACGCTCCGGAACCATGAGATCCGGAAGCGCCTGCCGAGATGCACAAAGACCTCATGACGCCCAAACAGCCAGGCTGACACGCGCAGGCAGATCCCGGCCTGCTTCCACATGCCATTCGCGTAAAGCACCAGCATGCCGATATCCATGTCAGCGGATGGCATCATTCAAACCCCATGATTTCACGGGCCTTGCGGGCGGCTTCTGCTTCAATGTCACCGGCTTCCACCGCGCTCTCCAGTTTCTCCGCCTGGGCCGTGCGTTCGGCCTTCAGAATGCTGTCGCGCAGGGATGTTGAGCGGATCAGGTTGTTCAGAGCCGAAGTCAGATCTTTCATGCCGCGTGGATCCGGCAGCTCGCTTTCGCGCGCCATCATCATCTGCAGACGCCACTGAATGGTGGTGAGCTGCTGGAAGAGCGCAGAGGTCACATCTACCTCATCTTTCAGGCTGGCTTTCTCAAGAAAACCACGGATCTCATCCTGAGCCTGCTCCTGCAGACGGGCGAACTCCTGGAACTCCTGCCCGAAGCTGTGGACGGCGGATTTGCCGATCTTCATCTCAAGCCCGGCATCTGCCAGGCGGAAGTTCAGGCTTTCCGTCAGATCCTCATAGCCGGAGAAGCCGCGCTCCTTCAGCTCTTCCTGAAGCCAGAGGCCCAGCTCACGGGGGATCAGATCAATTTTGCGAACCGGAGGCATGATCAGTCTCGCGGTGAAGGACGCTGAATGTCCGGATGGCTGGCAAGTCCCGTGGCAATCTCAACCCCGCGCACGGTTGCGGTGACCACGACAAAATCCGCGCTGTCATCATAGGTGACCATGCCGGTCTCGCGCAGCCAGGCCAGTTCGGTCACAATCTGATCGCGGGTGGAATTGACACCGACGCCTTTGAGCACATCGCCCAGAATTGAGGCATTGGATGTATATTCCACACAGCCCTCAAGATGGCGCAGGATGGCAAGGCGGCGATGTTTGGCCACGGTTTTTTGATAGGCGCTCATGATTTGCCTCCGTCGAGCAGATGGGTTTCGTGGCGGTTCACAATGGCCTCTGTGCGCGCCATGCTTTCGGACATGCCCCGCATGGTGGCGCGCACAGCTTTCATGTCGCCGCCGATCTCAGACAGTGTGAGCTCCAGCCGGTGAAGATCCGTGTTTTTGGGCATATTGTTCTGGGCGGTTTCCAGAGCGGTGATCCGGGCCTCATGTTCCGCAAAGATCAGGCGACCCTTTTCAAAGCGCTCTTCCACATCTTTTTTGCGCGTGGCGAAATAGGAGAAAATGATTGCCCCGACCGAAAGGCCGAGGCTTGCGAGTTTTACCAGCGTGTCGAGATCAAGGGTCAATCCTGCGCCCCTTTCAGATCGGCAATCACCGCATCTTTGGATTTGGAGCCGGAGGATGAGCCAAAGAAAAAGTTGCCCACCTGGCTGGTCATGGTGCCAAGCGCGCCCACCATGATCAGAAGCACCTCGCTGCCTTCCGCTGGCAGACCAAAGCGGAAGATATAGGCGAGGACGCCAAAGAAGCCGATGATAATGGCGAGACCCAGAACAGAGGGCGTCCAGTCTTTCATCTGCACCTGACGTTGTCGGGCGCTGTTGCGATCCTCTGCCGCGATCTGTTCAAGCTTGATATCGGCTTCCTGCATCTGGGCTTTGAACTCATATTCAAGTTCTTTCAGGCGCACGAGATCCGCACCGCTGGCCCCGGTGATTGCAGCTTCAACCTCTTCAAAGCTGGCATCTTCTCGCCCCAGCACTTTGGCCGCAATGGCGCGGGTGGCAACACCCGCCAACGGGCCGCCAAGGGCTGTGGCAACGGTCGGGGCAACGGTTGCCAGTATCTCCCGGATCTTTGAGTTCTTCATGTCTGATGTCCTGTGTCAAAGGTGATGGGGGCGGCGTAGCGGGCAACAACCCAGCCGCTCTGGCCGCCATAGAGAACCTGCAGCCAGTCCCGCCCGGCAAACGTGCCTTTGCGCAGAACCGGCAGGATGGCCTGATCCGGGATCTGTGCGATGACATTGGGATTAAAGGACGGCCAGCGGCGCAGGTTTAATGTGTCGCCCGGCGCATCCACCTGAATGAGCTCATTGGCATCTGGCACCGCGTCAGAGATCTCTTCCGCCTGTGCCTCCGCCGGATTATCGCGGCCCAGAACAAGGGCCTTGATATGCTCCAGTGGAAAGAGCGGGTTTGTATCCACTTTGCGACCGGGTGAGATATACCAATGCGGCACAATATCTGTCAGTGTATCGCAGGCCAGGGACAGTGCCTGCAGAAGTTCCAGAAGCGCTTTGATCTGTGCTTCCGCATAAGGCATCCAGAGGCCCGCGCCATGTTCCGGCGTGGTGATTTCCTCAATGCCATATTCTCCAATATCAAAGCTCTCGCCATACCAGGCGCGTGCTTTATCACCAGTGCGTGTCATGCGGCCCGGATTGACGATCTCAATGCCGATGGAGAACCCGTTGCAGTGATCGCGCCCGTGATAATGGGAGCGCCCGGCATGATTGGCGCGGCGATTGATTGGCACCTGCTGAGTGATTGTGCCGTCAATCTCCAGCACAAAATGCACAGAAACTTTTGCCTCATTGTCCAACAGAAACGCCGCAGCAGAGCCCTTATCAAGGCGGCTGGCCGTATCATGCAGAACAATGATTTCCGGGGTGATGGTGCCGCCGGTCCAGCGCGCGGGGCGGAAAGGATGGTCAGCCAGTCTGTGATCAGAAAACTGCATGTGGGGAGGCTCCGTCTGTTTGACAGAACCCTCGCAAAATCCGCATGCGATCAGCGCCCCGACAGGTGTCGGGGGGTGGTCTTAAAGAGAGTTAAAAGGGAAGCTCGCCCTGACGATCATCTTTCAGGCTGCTGATTACCCGTTCCACAGTTCGGGTATGCACGTCAACCTCTGCCGCGATCTGAGACTGGCTCAGACCCAGTCGCCAGAGTTCCTCAATACGGGTGCGCCGACCGCTGGCCCCGCCGATATTGCCGCAGGGCACCCGCAGATGCCCATGGCCCAGAAGATCAGAGATCTCGCGCGCGGCTTTCAGCCCGACAAGCTGCGCAAGTTTGCTGTTTTCATCGGGCGAATGTGGAATATAGACCTCACGCCCGCCACGGGTTTCAGCAAGGCGCACCGCCACATCCACGCCGATTTCCTCAGCGATCTGCGCCAGAACCCCCGGCAGATATGGTTTGAACGCCTCATGCATGATCAGGCACCTGATCCGAGGTCGATGTTCACACGCGCACACCAGTCCTTCAGGGCTTCCACCACATCCCGGATCTGGCCTGGCTCACGCAGGTGATCAATATCAAGCGGCACCGCGCCCCAGCTTGCCTCAAAGCGTTTGCGCACAAAGCCATTGAGCCCCCGGGCACCGGAGACTTTTACGGCACCGGCTTCATGCAACAGCCGCCACATCACATGACAGAAACGGATATCCGGGCGCTCCGCCGCCGGGCGTTTGGCAGCAGTGCCTGACTTGGGCCGGAAGCCGCGTTTCTTCAGCTCTCCCACCAGCTTGTTGAGCTCTCCTTCAGACATATCCGCCATTGAGGATTTGCCCGTGGTCACCAGTTGCAGATCCCGCCGGGTGTCTGCATCGAGCCCCAGCTCACGGCAGCCCACATGCACCATCTTTTGCAGAGAACGAATGCTCATGATCACACCTCAGCCAAATTCAGGGAGATCCGGGTCTCACCGGCGGCCCGGGTCTTTGCATGCAGATTGACCTTATAAAAATTGATGTAGGTGGTGGCGCTGTCACGCAGGATAGATTGCTCAATCGCTTCCATCGCACGGATCCAGCGCGGATCATCACATTCCACATCCCGCAGCCCGAGAATGCCCTGGGTATCAATCCGGCCTTTCTTATTCGGGCTGAACACACGGTCCACGATCTGAGACAGAAAATCAGAACCGCTTTTCCTTTTCTCATCCTCAACCACTTCAAAGATCAGCTCTTTGGCCGCTTCCATTTCGGGGCCAAAACTGATGTGCTTGCCAACGGTCAGGCGCACCATCCAGCGGCGACATTCAGAGCGCAGGGTCAGATTGCCATCTTTGCCACCCTTTTTGACGCCCCAGTCAGAGAGCATCATCACCCGTGCCGCAACCATTTCTGAGATCGCATTGAGCTTATAGGTTTTGAGCTCTTCACTGCGGGCCTGTGCTTCCGTGCAAAGGCGGGTCACCAGATCATGCTCAAGCTGTTTCACAGGTTCCAGCATATCATAGGCGATCAGGCTGCCATCCGGGCGCTCAATCAGGTCATGTGAGGGGGCGGTCATGCGATTGCTCCTTCCTGTTCAGGTGTTTCAGTTGGTATGAGGTCATCAAGCACGGCATCAAAGAGATCCTCTGTCGCGACGGTCTCCAGAATACGCTGCGCCAATTGATTGATGCTCAGATTGCGTCTGGATGCGGCTTTCCGGAAGGCCGGACCCCAAGCGCTCAGCGAGGGATGTTTCACCCCCATATCCCGCTGTTCCATAAAGCGTTTACGAGCGCTGCGCAGGGTGCAGTGAACGGACTGCATTGATGTCCCGGAGATCCGGCTGATCTCAGCCAGTTCGCTGCCACTGAGCGCAAGCATGATGATCTGATCACGGCTGTCCATGTTAATGTCCTTTCTGGTTCAGCGCGCAGCCATTGCAGGCGCGGAACATCCGTACGCGCAGCCGGTTGGCATTGCCGAAGTTGCGGGATTTCTTGCGCCATTCCTGGCATTCATTTGAGGGGATCGCGCCCAGCTCCGGACAGGTCACAGTGCCGGACATAAAGACGCCGCGCACGCAGGCCTCAACGGCGTTTAAATCGCCCTTATATTTGCCTTTAAGCACCTGATTAACGAGGGAGGCAGAGCGCGAAAGTTGCTTCGCGACCTTCACCTGAGAACTGCTGGCGCATTCTTCAGCCAGGCGCAGAACCCATTCCGGCAACTCAGGCCCCCAGGCCGCGCGGGCCGTTTCTACAGGATCACTCATGCGGCCTCTCCGGCTGAGGGCGGATAATAAACCACCTCATTGATGTTGGGATCATAGACCTGCTTCACGCGCTGGATCTGAGGCGGCAGCGGGCCGGTGTCGCGGACAAACCGATAGATCGCCTGACGCTTGCCCGGCACAGCTTTCTGGATCACCCGCAGATATTTGGCTTTCAGAAGCATGGTGCAGTAAGTGCGCGCAGTGGCTTCCGTCACGCCCACTTCTTCCGTGCTGGACTGCAGCGCAAGATCACGCGGAGTGAACTGTTTTACCATGCGGATGGTGCGCCACATGTTGATATTTCCGGTGCCCTGAACAACCGGCGCACCATCGGGCCGCAGACGCGGCGCATGCACGCCGCCATCGCGGATCAGCTCATAGGCTTTTGAGCTCTCAAAATCCGGCTGTTCCACCAGGTATTTGCCAGCGGTCAGGCGCTTCACATAATCCGTGACGGTTTTGCGGTTGATATCCGTTTCATTGACAATATCGGTGACAGTGAAGCGCTTCAGGCGGCGGATCGCCAGCCAGATACCATCCTGCCCCTGGGGCTTCGGGTGTTTACGGGTCTGATCAACGGGTTTGCGGCTCATGCGGCGTCTTTCACCTCCGGCTTAAACAGCGCAAGCGCCTGTTTCATCTTCTCTTCCCGGCAGATCAGGCACAGGCTTACATCCTGTGTGTCGCTCTCAACGGACTGCCCGAAAAAGCGGGCAGAGATCTGTAGGGTGTAGCCAAAGCCACGCTGCCCGCAGAAGGCACATGTGTAGATATTGCTCATGCCAGTTCCCTCCGGGGTGCGGGGGCTGCGCAGGCGAAAAACTCACGCTTGCCCCAGCTCTTCAGATCAATGCTGTCAAAGCCGCTCACCACTGCTTCCTCGGCCACTTTGGCGAGGTTCACGCAGACCCGGCGGATCGAATGATGCGAGGAACGCAGCAGATGTTCTTTGAAGGCCGGATCAAGTGCCACATCGGGGCAATAGATCTTCGCCAGGTGATCAATATCGCTGAGACAGGCAGGCTGCGCGCCCACCCAGTCCATCATGCGACCATGCACGCGCTCCCATTTCTGCAGCTTTTGGGGCAGCAGTTCTTCCCCGATCAGAATGACCGGCACATCAGAGCTCTCATAGATGTCGCGCACGATCTCAATCATCTTGCGCGCCACCAGAAAATCCGCCTCATCAATCAGCAGCGGGCGATTGGTAAAGCTCATCTCCTGGGCAATCTGATCCACCATATCGGCAATGGTCTTGCGCGGCTCCAGACCCATTTCCTGCAGCAGTGCCTGGCAGAGTTTCTTGCCGGTCCAGCAGCTTTTGAGCTGCACCTGATATGCGTTAAACTTATTGGCCGCATAAACCGCAGCCGTGGTTTTGCCATAACCGCTGGGGCCGTAAAACGCCGCCATGCCCGGCAGTCCGACAGGCCGTGCGTTCACCCGCTCAATCAACACCACAAGGGCGCTGACATTTCTGAGCGGGGCGACAGTGTTGTAAAGTTGCTGTGTCTGTGTCATCTCTTCCTCACTTTGGCCCGTGTAGCCAATTCCGCCGTCGCGTCGGTTGCTCCCGGAGCGGCGGCATTTTCATTTCCGGAACACTTCGTCCCCGAAATCCTCATGCATATGTTTCTCGCCGCGATATTCGGCGGTGTTCTGGTAGCCGAGCAGCCAGCGCATTTCTTCCTGACCAACTTGCGCGCCCGCATCTGAGCGGCGTTCAATCTCCAGGGCGCGCAGATAGCGGTCCCGGGCGGTTTCCTGATCTCGGGTGGCTTCCTCTTCCGCGCGTTCTTCCCGGAACCGGGCCTGAAAGTTCAGAACCTGCGCTTCAGCTTCCGGAGAGCTCTTTTCAACAAAGACGGGGCGCTCCGGTGTGACCGCTTCCGGACGTTTGCCACCAAACGCCGGGGCCACTACTTTCGCCTCAAGACTGGCGGCCTCATTGCCCTGCAATTCATCCAGATGAGCGGCCACCTGATCGGCTTTCACCGGGCGCAGCTCATCGCGCAGCCTGCGTTCCGCCCGTTTGATCCGGCTCAGTTTGCGCGCGTGATCTTTCGCGCCCACCATGTCAAAGAAGCCCACTTTTTCTTCACAGGCGGCAAAGCCCATAAATGCACCATCAAGGCCGTAAAGGTAGACGCCCGCATGCAGATCCTCGGGGTTGAACCGCGCCACTACTTTTTGACCGGCAAATTCATTCATCCAGTCGGACCAGTATTTATTGCCCAGAAGCGACAGGCGGCCATGGCTGCGGTGCAGGGTCAGAACCTCCTGGCCCATAAGCCAGAGGCGGCGCTGCTCATCAGATGCCTTGCGGATCGGTGCGCTGGCATAGCTCTCGGAAAAGGTCTCATCAAAGCTGCGTCCCAGAGCCGTATCCGAACGGCGACCCTGGCGGGCATTATGTTCTTCAATGCCTTCGCCAACCACCCGCACGAACTCTTCCAGAGGCACGGCCTTGCTGCCGTAATTCTCGGGTTTGGCATCCGGGCGATTGCCCACATAGGCCCCGGCAAAGCGTGGGTCTTTGGCGATATCATCGGCAAAATCCCGGAAGGCCCGTTCAATCGGTTTGGCCTGACCATGGGCAGGTGTCGCCCAGTGGATCTTGATGTTCAGCAGGGTCAGAACCCCCAGCGGGTCATCATCGCGCACCTTAAAACGGAACCGGGTTTTGGCCCCGCCGGTCAGCCATTTGTTGGCAAATTCGCGCCCGTTATCAAAGAGGCAGTGGCGCGGAATGCCATGTTCCTCAATCAGATCCCCGAAAGCCGCCATCACCGCCACTTTGTTGGGGTTGTGATCCACGCGCCAGCTTAGGATTTTACCGGAATAGAGATCCTGAAACGCCACGATCTGCGCACGGGATGGTTTCTCCTCACCGGGCCATTGCACGAAGACATCAAACTTATGGCAGTCAGCATTCACGCCTTCCATGGCCACCATGCTGCTGCGGTCCCGGGTCTGGGGCGGGAAGCATTTTGCCAGCCCGATATAGCCCTCACGGGCAAACACCTGCGTCACGCGCGGCACCTCTTCATTCAGGCGGCGGCGGGCCGTGCGCTCCGGCAAAAAGGCCCAGCCCTTTGCTTTGGCGATCTTCACGCAACGGCGGAAGCTGGAAGCAAATGAAGGCCGTTCAAGGCGCAGATAATCGCCTTTTAAAAGCTCAAAAAATTCCGGGCTGCATTCGGTCTTTACCACCTTGCGATTGGCCGCCCGGTGCTGGGGCGCGAGGTGATAGAGCCATTCGGCCTCATCCGCACCGGCCACCAGTTTAAACCAGTTCCAGATGGTGCGATCAGAGACGCCCTGTTCCCGCGCCACCTGATCCACCGCCAGAAAGCGGGTCAGCCCGGTGAACTCCATAGACAGCACGGCCTGCAGCACCCGAAGTCGGGTTTCGGCTTTGGCTTTGCTGCTGGCTGGCAGGGTTTCGAAATAGCGGTGCTGGGCCTCGGGGTCACGTTCCGGTTCAGGTGCCGGGGCCTGTGCTGCAATGGCCTCAGAGAGCAGCTTGCGCCGCGCACGTGCCGGGAACAGCTCCCAGGAATATTCCCAGCCGCCACCGACAACACCACTGCGCCGCCGTATTAGATCAGGCTGTTCGCGCCATCCCATACGTTTGATCATGCGATCCAGTGAGGATTTGGACTGAGGGATATCCGGCAGGCACGCATCCGCAAGTTCAGCGGGCGTCCACCAAATTTTGTCTGGATGCGTTGCGGTCATAATCACACCGCCTTGATTTGCGGTTTGGCGTTCATAACCGATGCCAGTTCGGTTTCGAGGTCATCCACAAAGCGGCGCTTTGCGGGCATCGGAGAACGCTTCCAGAGGGTCAGAAGCTTCTGATAGGCTTCATCAATCGGATCGGGTGCGGGCTTGCTCTCGCCGGGTTCCAGATCAGCCAAAGCATCGGCCACGGATCTAACTGCGCCGGATGCCAGTTTGCCGACAACATCCGCCCGCACAATCGGGGCCGAGATCTTTGCCAGAGCCATCAGGTCTTTCATTTTGATGGGATGTTCAGACGAAGTAAGCTGAGCGATATCATGAGGGGAGAGGGCATTGCCGATGGCGACAAAGCGGCTGATGTGCTTGGTAGACATCTCTCGCTTTTCAGCCACACTTTTTGAAAAGGACATTATGTCCTTTTCATTCCGTTTCCCACCACGCCCGCCGTGGGCACCGTGTTTCGCATCAGGATAAATGCGTTCATAAACCCGCTTCCGCTCTGCCAGAAACACGGACAACTCAAGCGCGCTCAGATCCGCGCCTGCCAGATTGTCATCAATCTCCATGATCTGCGCCCAGTTGTCATTTACATCAGCCCAGATCCGCGCCGGGATCTTCTCCCAGCCCAGACGTTTGGCGGCCTCAAGGCGGTGCGCGCCCGCCATCAGAACCAACACCTCTTTGTCGCCCCGGCCTTTCTTGCGCACATGGATCGCGTCTTTGATCACGCCCAGCTCATTGATGGAGGCAATCAGGCTTTCCACCCCGGCTTCAGACACCGGGCGCAGGCGCTCTGTCGCTTCAATTCTGTCGATTTCCAGTTTCTGGATCTTAGGTTCTGAAATCCCGGTCATACTGTCTTCCTGTGTCACGCGTTTCTTTGATGGCTCAGGCGGAGGCCGCCCATGAAATGATCAGCAGCAGATACATGCCGCCAAAGAGGCAGATCAGGCCGATCAGATCACCGATCAGGCTGTTCTCCAGCCACATCAGGCCACGCTTAATGTGGCCCCGGCGCGACCTGCGCGCGCTGGGGCCTGACCCTGCTGCAGGCGCGTGACCAACCTGCGACAGAGTTCCGCCGTGTTCAGAAAAAGCCTGCGGGAGGCGAACAGCACCCCCGCAGGAGGTGGGCAAAGCGACAGGCGTGGCGATTTGCGAGGCAACAGTTCGGGCGACGGGGCGGGAGTGAGGGGAGACCCCGCCGCCCGTTCCGGCGCTTGCCCCGGGGAGTGGCAGCAGCGCGGAACTGGTATCTGGTGAATGAGACATCACGCGGCCTCCCCGGAAACAGCCGGGCGCGGAATGTCAGATGGCCATTCGAGGTCTTCCGGCCATTTCGCAGACAACCAGAGAAAGGCGCGTTCGGCACGCTCAGTAGAAATCCGGTGAGCGGGCTTTCCATCCACATCAGTTGACTGGAGGCGGCGATATGTGTCGCCGCTCCCTGTAGTTAATCGAGACACAGTTGAAACTGATCGGTTCGTTGCCGATGCCAGCGCTTCAATCAGTGCGCAAAGGTTATGTGCTGTGCTATTCATGACACGAATAGATGTGTCACACAAAACACAGTGCGTCAAGTGTGATTTGTGTTATGTGTCACACATGACACGATTCGGAATTGAAGCTATCTATGACCTGGTAAAAGCCGGGGTTGCCGAGCACGGGGTGCGCCCGTTTGCGCGGAAATTAGATATGCCTATCGGCGTTATACGCAGTGCCGAAGCCGGTCGTGACCTATCTGCAAGTAGCCTCAGTACATTAAGCAATGCGCTTGGACTGGAGTTTTACATTGGCCCGCCACGTGAAACTGCGCCCGCTGCGGTTACAGTCTTGGATGAAGAACCCTTTGACATGGTCGCGCGTTATGATGCCCAATCGGCTGCAGGCAACGGCACCGTCAATTTTGAAGGGCCGCCCATTGATCATCTGGCCTTTTCAAAAAAATGGCTGGGGCAGAATGGCATCAATGCCGGGGCCAGCGTCCTGATCAATGTCAAAGGCGACAGCATGGAGCCCAGCATCTACGACGGTGATCTGGTCATGGTCGATCAACGCAAACGCGAGATCCGCAGTGGTCGCATTTACGTATTCTGGGACGGTGACAACGGCCTCCGCCTGAAGCGCCTGGAAACCGTAGGTGACGCTGCAATCACTATCCGCAGTGACAATACAAAATACCCGCCAGAGCATCGCACCGGCGGGGAAATGAACCAGATCACAGAGCACGTCCTCGGAGAGGTCGTCTGGTCCGGGCACAAGTGGGGCTAGCTACACCAGTTGCGTCGCGTACCACCGCTATAGATCTCAGCATGCCCTTCAGAAACCATAATTTCTGCAATATTTTGGTCATCTAAAACTAAATTTGCGATTAGGCGTCGGTATTTGTCACGAACCGGATCACCGTCACGTTTCAATCGAATGACCAGTTGTACGTTGGCAGCTTGGTCAATCAACTCACGAAGACGCTCCTTGGCAACGTATCCCGCCTCGCGTTCACTTTCACATTCTGAAAATCGAGTTTCTGGCGTATTGAAACCTTCCAGTCGTATCAGTTCACCATCATGCCGTACCGTATCACCATCCACGACATATATATCAGTTGAAGCCACTACATTTATATTGGTGAGTTCAGACTTCAGAACACCATAAATGCAAAAGCAAAGCGCTACGGTGAGCGCAATTGGGATGGCGTTTCTAGCAGGGTTCATTTGCTCAAAGTCAATATTTTGTACATCTTGGTTGCAACTCACTCCTGTCAGAAAGGAAAGAAGGATGGAATGCCTCCTTGCGCATAACGCACAAATTTGATAGAAAAATCCCGAATACCGCAATTAACGTCACTGGAGCACCTTTTGAACAACGAAATTCGATCCCGATTCCCGGCCTCGCTATATAGAGATCTGATTATTGACCTTGAAGATAGGCTTGCTGGGGAAACTCTTAAGGCCTCTAAAATGATCTCCCTGCACTCAGGCCTGGACAATCGACGCGCACGTGCGCTCGAGGGGCAGGCTCGATTTCGCATGAATGAACAGGGTTTCGAACAAGTGTGTGAGCTTCACGGAGGTACTTTTCTCCCCGGCGGCTTGCTGCCAAATAGCGAAATAAAAGTTCACCAGCCATTTATGCGGTTTGGAAAACAGGGAGAAGGAGTCATACTGGGCTTGGCATCTATGCCACAACCTAGCATGTTACCCGTGAAAAATCGCTCTCGTTTGGCTGGGGTTAGTGTAAACTGGCAGTACTCACAAGAACTGGACCTGGATGGAAAGCAACCAAAATCAGGTGATGTCTTTATTCTGCTTTTAGTAGCACGAGATCCTCAGCACTCTGGAAAGTTAAAAGAACTGGCCGTGGGTGCGATTGACTCTGGATACGATCAGTTCCTTTACTACGAGCCAATCGATAAGTTCTTGTCTGGGGAAATTGCTCAGCCTACCGTGATAAAGTCAAGCATAGCCCCAAGCTCTTCACAAAAAGTCCGGTTGAAAACTTCCCCCAAAACGTACATTGCTCCTGAAGCACAGACCACACCCAATACAGACAGCGACACTGCTTAAAGATCCACCTTGCCGCAGTAGGAAGACATTATGAGAATTGGCACACCAGGCTTCGTGCCCGAGCGGTTGACAGAGGCTCGGGCAGCTAGAAGGATTCCTAGCATGACAGAGTTAGCTAGGATGTTAGGCGTTACATCCAGCAAAGTTTCTCGCTGGGAAAGTGGTGAGCATTCGCCAGAACCTGAAGCATTGACTGAATTAGCTCGAGAACTGCGAGTTAGGCGAGAGTTTTTTTTGCGTCCTACCTTCACGGGCAGCAGACCCTTTTTCCATAGGAAATTGGCAAGTACGCTTAAGCGTGACCACACATATCAGCATGCACAAGTTAACTGGCTTCATGAAATCAGTTCTGTTGTCCAACATTATGTGGACTTTCCGGAACTAGACATCCCGGACCTTATGGGGGCGACGCATTTTCAGCAACTTCGAGACAGTGACATTGAGGGGTTTGCCGCGCATCTCCGTCAACACTGGAACCTTGGCGAAGGGCCGTGCATCGATGTGGTTGGTCTGTTGGAGCGAATTGGATGCGTCGTTAGCTCTATCGAAATGGGGACCTCAAAACTAGACGGAGTGTGCAGCTGGTCGGAAAGCGATGGGCGTCCACACATTCTTCTAGCTACTGACAAGATGTCATTACCTCGGAGACAGATGGATGCGGCACACGAGCTAGGCCATGCAATATTGCACAAAAATGTCACCAAAAGTGAGCTCGAGACAGACCTCAAGGTAATCGAAAAACAGGCCTTTTGTTTTGCAAGCGCGTTTTTGTTGCCTGAAACATCTTACGTCCGTGAGTTGCCGCACTATTCTCTGGCAGGGATGCTAACGGCCAAAGAACGATGGAGAGTTTCTATTAAGGCTCAGATTTCCCGCTTACGCTCATTGGGTCTCATTGATGGTGACGACGCAACAAGAATGTACAAAACATATTCAGCCAAGGGATGGAGCAGATGTGAACCGTTGGACCGTGAGTGGTCTCTACCTCAACCGCGTATACTCAATGATGCGCTTCAATTAATTGTCGATTCAGGTACACGTTCCAAAGAAGACTTGCTCGCGGTCGAGTTCACCATGAATCGCGGGGATATCGAAAACTTGGCGAACCTGCCTTCTGGTTGGTTTTTAAGGAACCCCAGTCAAGTTGTTGAGCTTTCATTACGCAAGGGACAGACAGAACCATCTTTGGGCCGCTCGAATGGACAAGTAATCGCCTTTTCAAGTAAACCTCGCAAAGCTTGATTAAGTTAAGAGCGAAGCGTTGAAAGGCGGAGAACGTGTACGCGTGGGAATCTTCATTTCCCGCCTAAAGTGGGAAACTTAGATACACCAGAAACCTACACTTGGCTTGCGGTGACGCTCTATTTTTCAACGGCAATCTTAAGTTTCCCAATTTAGGCCAAGTTTCCCCTGGTTGGGAATGTTCGGAAAATATCTCGCTGGTTCAACACCACTTAAAACGTCCCTTAAAGGCATGTTTAGAAGGCCTTTACGAACTACTTCAGGACGGTCACAAATTATTGCCAATCCCTGTGCTGACAGCTAACTCTGCTAATTGCAGGCCTTACTGCATGACACAGGCTATTGGCCAACTTTTCTGTCACGACCTGCTGAAGTCCCAATTTTTAAAGGCTTCATCCAGGGTCTTCCGTATTCATCCGGGTTCTTCCGGTTACTGCAATTATTAGTGTCAGCTTACAACCAAACCTTGCACTTTTGGGTAAACTGGTCTGAACTAGCACTATCCAGATTACAAAATTTTCAGATACGAGATTACTTATGGAAGACGACACCCCCCAAAAGCTCGGCTTCAATATAATCCGAAATCATGAGGCGTTGGCATTACTCTTACTCTCAGTAGCTTCGTATATTTTCACCTACTCTAGCCAGAAAGCATATTTACGTAGTTTTGGCATTGATGAGATGTTTGTCATGATTGAGCTAACAGCGGTTCTAAGATCGGGAGTCTGGCTGATAGGCTCTTTGACCGTTCTGATTTATATTTGGAATGCCCCCCTCAAGCCTCTGATCTGGCTTCTGAAGTTTGCGTTCGTTTTACGAACGGTCCTACTTTTCGGAGGTCTATCGTGGTTAGTATACTCAGCTTCGGGAGTAGTATGGTTAACCGTAATCCTAATCGTATTAACAGCTTTACTCTTGATCACTGAATGCACCCTAGTTTGCATAGGGGCAGTGTTTGCCTCGGCTTTCGCGGCTTGCTCAAACTCCCGAAGCTTGTGGATAAGTTCCGGCTCAGCCTTGAGAATGGCCTCCCATTGTCGATGA